AGGTCTCCGCTTTGTAAGTTTGACTTGAACGGTCGAAACCACCTAAAACAGCACGACTCGCTCCCGGAGCTCTTAAAAGATCAAGACCGGCTCCGGCTCCCATAAAGTTGCGACTCTCTTCGAGAAGTAGAGTTCCGCTTCTTTGAGGGATCGTAATTGTTTCGAGAACTTTGTCAGCGATGAAGACGTCATCGCCTTGAACAGTTTCGACGACTAGACTAGAAAGAATTTCGTCGACTGGGTGTATATTAGAGTATGAACTTGCCATTTTTTAGACCTCTTTTACGCTAAAGGAGTGAATGAGCCAAGGAAGAACGCGAAGAATTGTTCTCCGGCTCCGGCTGTGCTTAGTTGATTAACGTTCGGAAGAACGCGAGCGATCGGATAACTTCCACTTACACAAGCGGAGACTTCGCCGTCGTCTTCAGCTTGAAGAATTGGAGTCGTTGCGAAAGTGATCGCTCCGCTCGCCTTAACGCGAGTAATTCCATAAACAAGGACTTCAACCGGATCGCCGGCTGATACTGTACGCTGAGCGACTCCGATGATACCGTCGTCAGTTGCGGCGCTTGGGAGAGCCGCTTTGCCGGCTGAATCAAGAGCGACGACGCTGAATTCTGAGATCGCTTCTGCGGCGACTAGTGTAATTGAATTGTAGGTACTATTCATTTTTATACTCCGAAGGCTTTCTGATAGTAATCTGGATTTTCAGTTCTAAATAGTTGAAGAGCTTCAGAATAAGAAACGCTCTTCTCTTTTGCTAGTTCTTGAACTCGCTCGTTCAAAGTCATTTTGTTGATCTCTTGACCGCTGGCACCGTGTCCGACGGTTGAAAGATTTACGCTTGAATTCATGGGACGCTCAGAGAACATCTTCCAGAACTCCGGCTGTAGTTCGCGAAGCTCGTAAGCCTTTCCAACGACGTCCATTTCACTCGGATTAATTCGACCGTCGCGAAGAAGAACGTTGACAGCTTCTCGCTTTTCAATCTCTCGCTTCTCTTGCTCGATTGCTTCAAGACGCTCGCTTAATCTTTGATTGTTCTCGCGAAGAGCTTGAACTTCAGAAAGAAGAGTCGAATCGTTGAGCTTCTCACTCATGAGATTCTCTTTCTTCTCGTCGTCTTTCTTGTACTCTCCCATTTTTTCAGCTTTGTCGCTGTCTTCGGTCATCTTCTCAGACTCGTCTTTATCGTTAGTTTGAGTCATCATTGACGCTTCAGCTTCGTCTTTCATTTCTGCGATTTGAGCTTCAAGACTTTTAACAAGCTCGTCCTTGGCGATATAAGCCTTCTTAAGCTCTTCGTGATTCATCTCATCGATGTTCATGTTTGCTCCTTCGTTTAGTAATACACGATCGATTTTATTGTTTGATTGAGCCGGTCTCGGAGTTAGAGTGACGGCTAAGAGTTGAGCGTCGCCGATCTTTTCGCCGCCGTCCCTTGAGAATACTTCTCCAGTGATGAATTCTGGAGAGCTCCAAAGTATTCCGCCGGCCTTCTCGACAACTTCGAGACCGCGTTCGTTATAAGCTGGGATAGCATAAAGGCCGCCGTCTTTGATCTCTAGTCCGACGATTAGTCCGAGAGCGTTTCCGCTTTCCGGAGGAGCCGGCGATCCACTTTGGAAAGGACTCGTCGAATGTTGCCAGTCTATAACAACCGGATCGAATTCGGCTCGTTCATTGTAAACGCGAACAAGTTCTTCAAGGAGACCTTGATCGATCTCTTGTCCTATGTTTGAACCGTTCATTCTTGAAGTGACTTGTCCGAGTGCTAAGGTCTTGAACGGACGTCCGACGATCAATCCGTCTTCTCTGTCATTTGTCTCTTCATATAGTTTTAAATCAGTCTCTGAATATGCTCGTAAAGTATTCATCTTTTCATCGGCTCGCTTCATTTGATTTACAAGTTTACTACTCCAACGAAATCCGGGATCTCCTCCCCACGCTCCCCACGCAATCCGGCCTTTACTCCAGTCGTCCCATTTCGGCGACTGTTTATCGACTTCATGTCTTGTAAAATACGAATACATTCGTCGAGCTGTCTCCGGAGATACTTTGCGACCGTTTGCAAGATCGCGAGCTCTTGCGATTCCTACGGACGTCAATCCTTTTTGTGATTCCGGCTTTGTGGCTCGAACTTCTAAAGCTCGACGAGCCGCTTCTTGAACGTCCTTCGGAGGAGTGAAGTCAATATGATCGTATTTCTTCGGAGCGAATTCAGTCAGCTCGCTTCTTTGTGGGTGTCCCTTTGGAAGTAAATCAAGATCAGTCGTGTAACTTTCTTTCCGTTCACCGGTTCCGACGAGCTTCAAGAAGGTTCTCACTCTTGCGAGAGCCCATTGATTACGATTCATTTCCGGACGATGAGAAACGGAGAACGCTCCGGCTCCTCTTCTGAAGACAGCTTTAAGCGTACCGAGATCGACTTTCTTTGATCCGGCTTTGTATCGCTTATTGTGCTTATCCCTCATCGACTCAAGAGCTTTAAGAGAAGATTCGCCGATCTTGATTCCTCCTCTTGATCCACTTGCCGAATCTTTCGGATTGACTTTCGATCCTTTAATTTGATCTTTCTTTGGAGCGGGAGTCTGAGCTTGAGTTCTTTGATTCATCGTCGACTCCGCTTCTCTTGTATCAATCTCTCAGTAAAAGACGCGACTCCCCCTCCTTTAGCTTGGAGCGTTCGATCAAGCGAAGAGCGTTGAGCGTCCTCCGGGAGTTCACCGGCTCCGAGTCGATCTCGAATTGCTCTTTCGAGCTCATCGTCCGGAGTCAAAAGACCGGAAGTCACAAGAGCCGGAAGAGCGTTGATCGACTCGGCGAGATCGTCGGTATCAAGGCCAGTATGAGTCAATTTCGGAAGTTTGGAAGGATCGACGCTCCCGAAGTTCCAACGACAGAGACGTCCGACTGTGCCGGCTCCTCTTCGGTCAACTCCGTTAATCGCACTTGTGACAATATCGCAAAGATTGATCGCGGCTCTTCTGAAAACTGAAAGATGAATCTCTCCGACTGATCTCGCTCCGGTCTCGGTATTTCCAAGATCCGCAAATTGAGCTAAGAAGGCCGCTGATATTTGAGCATCACAAAGACGAATGATGTCGATCGGAGCGGACGCGTAAAGGTTCGGTTGAGCCGCGAACGTCTCAAAAGAGACAGCTCCGTTTTGAACAAGATAGCTTTGTTCTGTAGAGATAAACGCTTGAGCTTGAGCTTCAGCGTCGTCGATCATTGCGTCGATGTCACCGTCCGTTAGTCCTATACTTTCGGCGACCGCTCGATCAACTTTAACGACCGGAGTCGGAATCGCCCACCGGTCAACACCGACGCACATTAAGTTTGAAACTCGTTGCTTTGTTCGCCAGTACCACCAAACCGGACGTAACATTCCGACCCCTTCAAAGTTTGATCCGGTTCGGTTCAATGTAAGAAGAAGAAGTTTATTCGCCGGAATCGGTTCCGGAATGTGAGTCATTCCAACGATGTTTTGAAGAACTCCGTCCAAGTGTTGATTATCTCTTGATAGCCAGCGATTATGCGCCGAAGGCTCTCTATCCGCAAAATGGTCTAAAAAGATTCGAGCTTTCCCTTGAGAGTCAACTCCGACTCGATAAATCTCTTCAGCGTAGCGATAACCGATCGGAATGAACTCAAGTAAATAAGCGAGCTGATCTTCAAAGCTCATACTCATTTGAGTTGAATATCCGTCGAATCCGAAGGCTTCATTCATAAATCGAGCGAGCTCTTCAGCGAATGGATCATTCTCAATCCCCGGTTCAAATCGCCAAGAAGCCGAAAGCAAAGTTTGTTTAAGCATGAACCAAGATCGACGGACGATCGGATCCGTTCTCAACATTTCTTCAGCTTCAGAGATCCAATTCAAGCCGGTTAAAGAAGCGTTTCGCTCTTTTCCGGTGATGACTCCTCCGGAGAGTTGCGTTCCGGTGATTCCCTTAGTTCGGAAACGAGGAAACTTCGCTTTTAGATGTTTTTGCTCGCGAGCTTCTTCAGACATATTAATCTCACTACTGAACACGATTTCAGTCTATTATATAAGCAATAAATAAAATTAATCAAGTGAAGTGATTTTATCGCTTCTTGAATCGTTAAACTAATGACTGACTTCGGTTTGTTGAACGTGTTGAGAGTCTGAAGACCTTCGTCGCTTTTTGATCCTTTCTAGCGGCGAAGGTCTTTCGTCTATCTATGGGAGCCATTCTTCAACTTTTGAATCGAGAACAACTTGATCCGGACTCTTCGTCTTGATGATTCGTTGATTTGAAAACAGAGATAGCTTGTCGATGATTGCCGTTTGTAGTTCTCCGAGCTGATCGTTTTTTAATTGTAGCTGAATCTGAGCATCTCGAAGTCTAGCGATCAATGCTTCTCGATCCGCGTTCGCTTTCCCTAGCTTATCCTTTAGCTCTTCCACTTCGGAAGGATCTCGACCGGAAGCGATCGACATCATTGAAGAGATTGAGCCGGTGATGACTCCAAGTATACCGACAAGGACGTCTCTATTTTCATCGACGATTCTTACATAAGTTAAAAAGAGAATCAGTCCGACGACGATCAAAAGAAACGCAACCGAGAACCACCAGCCGCGGCGATACTTTTGTTCTTGAATTTTATCTTTTTCGCTTTTTATTTCTTGAGTCATGTCATATTCCAGGAATCAATTTCGTTATGAACTGAACAAGCGGATCAATAAAGGCGAAGTAAGTCAACTCGCTCATGAGCCGCTTATGTGGATCGATGATAAACGGAACGAAGACAGTCAGGAAGTACAAGACAAAGATCAAGGCCGTTCTTGACAAGATGAACCAGAGAAGTTCCTTGAACTTTTTATCTCTTAGTCGAGACTTGATCCGCTTCGCTCCTCCTAATCGCTTGACCTTATCACTTCCCTTCGGTGGCTGTAGAGACTCGATCGTCGTTCCGACTGTGTAGATGATCTGAGTCTCTCGGACTCCTTTGAATCGATATTCGCCGGCTAAAGCGTATCGAGTCCCCTTCGGAGTAAATGAGTTCGTTCGATGTTTGACGACTGTCATCGCTTCTTTAGTAAGCAAGACTTGACCGGCTCCGCAAAGCGACATCGTCCGAGCCGCGATATTCTTTGAAATCCCTTCAAGCTCGATCCCCTTCGCTCCGACTCCAATATAGAGCTCCTCTTGTTTAACTTCGATGATCGCTCCCCAGTGAATTCCGATTCGAGCTTGAATCTTGGTCTTCGCCGGGATTGATTGTTGATAGTGAAGGCTGAAGTTGACAGCGTCAATACAGCGATCGAAGCTCAACATAAAGCCGTCGCTTCGATCTATCTCTCGACCTTGAAATTTGTAGATTAGAGAACGAGTCAAGCGATCATGATATTGAAGCCATTCGGCAGCTTTTCGAGCTCCGACTTTTTGAACGAAAGCCGTTGAGCCGATCAAGTCAAGAAGTACGATCGCGAGTTGACGTTCTTTAAACTCCATTTTAAAAGCTCGCTTTCTTAGCTCCTCCGACTCTCACTTTACGAGATCGATTCTCAATTCCTCCTCTTGATTTATATCCGCTTTGAATCGATGTGTCATTCCAATTATACAAGATACAATCATAACGAAGAGCGTCGAGCGGATCTTCGCGACCGTCCTTGACTGGCTTCTCTTGCTTATCCCACGCATAAGAAAGAAGCGCTTTTCTCAAAGAGTTTCCGGTCGCTCTTTCTCCCTTGTCCCACACTTCGCGAGTAATCATGTATCGACGTTGAGCGAAAGCTCTTTTTAGTCGTTGAATACCGTTGAGAACGTCCGTCCGAATTGGATCAGTTGTCGATCTCAAAGCGATTCCGAGTCCGACCGGCGGAGCTGATCTCATCGCTCGAAAAGCACTCGCTCCGGTTTGATCGTTTCGAGCTCGTCCGGCTTTGTCTGCGACTCCGTCGTCTAGCCATATTCGGGAGGAAGGAGCGTGATCTTTGAGCGATCGCGGCCACGCGATAGAAGTGATTAATCTTGCAAGTTGCTCCGTCGTAACTTCTTTCGGATTGAACTCCGCACAAATGACGCTCGCTTCGAGTTCTTCATCGTAAACAATAATCAAGACGCTCGGTTTTCTGAATCCCCAGTCGATTGCGATTCTTGCTGTCATCGATTCTTTATACTGCCAATTATCAAGAATGAGTGATTCAGTAAACTCAGAGTAAATCAAGCCGGTTGGAGGTTTCGGCTTGTTCATCACCATAGCTTCTCTCTCATCAGCCGGGAGGAGCTTTGTCGCTTCGAACCAGTCATCGCTTAGATTATCTTGATTGACATAAGATGAATACAAGAGCGGAGCGTAGTTCGCTTGTTCGCTCATGTCGCACCACCACGCACCAACGACCGGAAGT